GTTACAACGCCAGTGCTGCTGGTGTACTTAACACCCCAGAACACGCCGATGCAGGTAGCTCCAGCAACGCCAACACCAAGTGTGCCGTCAGAAAGAGTTGTGACAGGATCGCCACGGAAAAGTGCAGTCGCGTAAGCGTTTGCAATTTGGTAAGGGTTAGTCGCGCCAGTCCAAGCAGATCCATCAAGTTTCTTGACGGGCTGAAAACCATTAGGCGCATTCGTTCCGTAAGACATACGGTTTCTCCATGCTAAAATGAATGATTCGGCTTTAACCTGCCTGCTAGGTGACGCGATACGTGACGCGACATCGAATCGACTACCCGCCGTAGGAGTGGATACGTGACCACCATCGAGGTGCAGGATACGTGACCTGCGTCGAGGTTATGATAAATAACTCAATTCAACACAGGCGTCAACAACATAAAAAAACCCCCCACCCAGTTGCCTGAGCAGGGGAAGTTCCCACAGCGCGTATCAATGCACTGTGGCCGGAGGTTAATCCTTAAACGATGTAACGCGCTCGAACGATACGCCGCTATCTTTGTCTTCAAAACGCGGTAGGTTCGGGTCATTCTGACCAGTCCATGCCACATCCTGCAGAGTTTCAATGTTTTCCAAATCGCGATCTTCGATCCGGTCATTAACGTCCCGCGTTGGGCATTCGCAGAGCATTAGACCGCCGCGACGAATAACCTGAGCTTCCATGCCTTCATAGCCGGGAAGGGGCGGAGGAACCATTTCAGGGTGGCGTGATGCAGGAACTGGAGCCCAGCCCTTGATCATGCGATCCGTCATGTTGTCTGGATCTGGTTCGTTGAGGGTTGATTCACGAACCCAAGCATAGGTCATGTCCGCCGGAATCTTATCCTTTGGAACATATAGCTTGGATTGGAAGTGGGTTTCAGGGCGCTTGCGCATACCTGATTCGCGTGATTCTGATGCTCGGCTTTGCGAGGCTCTTGATGCTCGTGCCATTTTTAAGATCCTTTATTCTGTTTCATCATGTGAATTGCGTAATATTTTTCAGCCTCAAGATTAGTCATGCGACCACCCTTTGGACTACGAATTGCACCCGACTGTGCCAGCTGATGCGCCATGCCCCTCTGGTCAGCTGTGAGACGGATGGTCTTGGCCATTTTACCCTGCTGATTTGGCGCACTGCGCTGGACAGGGGCTACATTAGAATCGCGAGACATTGGCGGCGTTCTCTTGCTTGGGGTTGATACAGTCGAAAAAGCGTCAGGATACTCCTTACGCATATGCCGGTCAATTTCCGTGAAGTAATCAACACCACCGATTTCGTCATCACGACCTTCGGAACGATACCGACGCTCGACGCGGCGTGCATAAAGCGTTGCCTCTTCGTGCATCTCAGGATCGAACTCAGGAGACTGTGGCTGGAACCAATCGTTCTTCTGGATCCATCCGGCAGTGCGAGGCTCAAGCGTAGTCTGAGGCTCAGCTCTCGGCTGAACTTGCTTCTGGACTTCTGGAGTCGATACCTTTTGCTCAGCTTCCCAGTTCTCAACGCCAGTCAGATCGTTCTGCAGTTTGTAGTAAACGCTCTGCAGTTCAATGACCTGCTCACTGTCGCCCATAGAGTGTGCGTCTATTAGCTTCTGTTTGATCGCACCGGCTTCATTGATGAGGTTGTTCTTGTAGTGCGTCATCATTGCAAAGTCAGACTGCTGACGCATCTGGGCTTCGTTCTGCAAGCGAGATTCAGCATCCTGCGCACGACGCTCAGCTTCAGCTGCCTTACGGGACAGCTCAGCTATGCGCTTATCAGGAGAGCGCTTGCGCTTCGGAGCCTCTTCTTCTTCCTCAGGTTCTTCTTCTTCAGCAACCTCTTCCTCAGGCTCTTCTTCCTCAGGCTCTTCTTCGGATTCTTCTTCCTCATAATCCTGAAGGCTTTCACCGAGATCGTCTTCAGTTATCTCAATGTCTACGTCTTCTGTTGGACCTTCTTCCGTCATAGGAAGCTCTGGAATTTCTGTGTCTTCTGACATGTTCTACTCCTTAAAAATTGCCAGCGGATTTGCCGGATTCGACATCTTTTGGGCCAGAGATAACCGCCATGACGCGATCATCAGGCAAAAGCGCCACCGCAACACCGCGATAGGAAACCATTGTAGATTCGTAGCGCGGGATAAGGATCCAGTCCCCAACTTTACACCAAGGCCCAGAGCGCTCAAACTTTTCACCCTGATAGGCTTCGGGCCCGACAGCGCAAACCACGGCAGAAACCGAGGAATACTTGTCTTCAGCGCGAACCGTATCAGGCAAGTAAAGCATCACTTCCGTGCCGTCTTCCTGCTTGATTTTCTTCAACTCTTCAGGGCGGATGTAAATTTTAACAGCCACGAGATAACCAGCTGGCCGCATATCAAACGGCTTGCCTGTCATTTCTATAAACTGCTCATCGATGACTTGCTTTGCAAGCTCTTCCTCGTTCGGTTCAATGTTACTCATGTTCATTAGTAATGACTCCTTGTTTTTTGTTCCGGTATTTTATCGTCATCAGGCTGCATCATGCGCTTATACTCGTCGGCAATGACTTGAATTGCAGCTGTATAGCCACGCACCAACGCATTCCCCTCCAGAACCTGAAGGGCAATCTCTTCTGCCGACGACGCAGGAACATAGCGCTCCCCTTGGCTCGACGGCTTAAAACGTGCATTTAATGAGTATTCTGTGGCGCGATCTCGCAGCTCACTGATACGCTCAACCGCTCTGCGGCTTAGTTCTTCTGCGCTCAATTACTTTCTCCGGTAATTTTTTGTTGCAGAGGTTAAGTCTTTGCCCACCTTCTGCTAATATTAAGTTGTGCGCGACCGTACTGTTAAGGCACGGTCGCGTTCTCTTTATTACTTACCGCGTATCTTATTCATGGCACTGGTTATTATACCTTCAGAAGACATGCCTTTACGAACCTTAGCAGCACCGCCAGCAGCGCGCTTGACCGCAGTCATTTTTTCCTTAAGATAAGAAAGTTTCTTTGGTCGTGGCGGCATTTTTGGCGGTCGTGGCGGCGGTGGCGCTTCAAGCGTGACCACTGGCTTTGGCGCTTCAACTACTCGCCCTCGTGCGGCTATTTCGGCTCGCTTTTCGGCGTCAACTTCTGCTTGTTTGCGATATGCTCCGTCAAGACGCGCTTGGCGCTGTTCAGGAGTTTCACCGGGTACAGGAGGTACTGGACTAGCCATAGTTAATCACCTTTCTTACTTGCCGCGAATTTTATTCATGGCATTCGTGATTACACCTTCAGAGGTCATCATGCCCTTACGAACCTTAGCAGCACCGCCAGCAGCGCGCCTGATTGGAACCATTTTTGGATTACGATCAGGTGTGCGTGTTGGCGGTTGTGGTGGCAGCGGCTTACCTTTTGGTTGGGGCTTTGGCGTGGGTAGTTCTACGCCCTTTGGTGGGGGCTTTAGCGTGGGTAGTCCTACGCCCTTTGGTTTGGGCTTTGGCGTGGGTAGTTCTGTACCCGGCATAGGCCCTTTTTTGCCATAATTTTCTTCGTTAAATTTGCCTATCCTAGCCAACATAGCCTGCCATTCTGCGTCGGTTTCATTTGTTCTTATTGGTAGTGAACTCATGACAATTACCTTTCTTACTTGCCACGAACTTTGTTCATGGCGTCAACAATTTTACCTTCAGGTGTCATCATGCCCTTGCGAACTTTACCAGCGCCACCCTGAGCTTTCTTAACAGGCTTCTTCATGCCCTTCATAGGCGAACCAATAGCGATCATGACAGCGAGGCCGTCTTTCTTAGCTTTACCGCCCTTTTTCATGCCGCCCATTTCAGTGGCCAGCTTCTTGGCAGTGTCAGCGGATGTCTGAACGTCGCCACCTTTTTTAAACCGCAGAGTACCCTTAACCCCAACCCCCTTTGGCGCAGCTGTGCCAGAAATCCTACCTAGATCAGATGAGGGTTGGCGCATCATAGTCGGGCTTAGTCGGAAGCCGCCCCCACCACTGGGGACACCGCCACCGCTGCCGGACAAAAGGTCGTAATTTAAATTTTGTATAGGTTCAGAACCCATACCCGAAGAGCTTTTAGTAGCCCCAGTACCTTGTTTATATTTCGCAATCTTCCCGCCATCCTTATAGCGCGGGCCCTCAGAGCGCATCGCACGGCCAAGTGTATCAGCTTCGCTCTGCGTGACCTTGGCCTTAGCTAGGCTCTCGCGGCGCTTGCGCTCAGCTTCACGCTCAGCAGCAGTCGGCTGGGGAGGAGTCGGCTTTTTCACAGATCCACCAACCTTATAGGTCGGGATAGGACGGGCGTTCGCACGCTCCTGAAGCGCCTTTGCGCCATTCGGTTGATTAGGCATGGGCTCAGGATTTGCTGGGCCGAAAATTGCACGAGCTTTAGCCCGCATGTCAGTCATTTTCATTGGTAACCTCCATTATTACGCAGGGCCTCGGACTGCATCTTCATTGCTGCAATCCGTTCTCGTGAAGCCCGGTCTTCCGCGTCAGTCTGGGCTTCTAATTGCGCCTTTGCCATATCGACTTGGGCGTCAAGTTTACTATCAGCATCGCGCTGCTGAACCTTCATCTGCTCCACCTGAAGCATAGGATCTGGGCCCGGAGGCTGAGCCTTATAGGATGGCGCAAGCTGCTGCATGGCCTGTGCAACCATAGCCGCAAGCTGGTTCTCGATCTCTGGTGGCAACGGCTCACCCGGAGGCGGTAACGGCTGGCCAATGATCTGCTCAACCTGCACGCGCATTTTCAGAGCCAAATGCTCATTGATGTGGGCCTGCAGCGCTGGGTTCTCTTCAGCAATCGGTGCGTGTGCTGCGATGTGTGCATCGTGATCCTGATACGCGCCAGCAACCAATGGCTTGCCTGTAAGCGCGTTCTGGTTCTCAGACAGCGGATCCAGTGGCCTTGGCTTGGCCTGCTCAGGCAACAGCAGTAATTCGATCTTTTCTTCAGCGATGCCCATCTCGACATACATCTGACGATAGGCTTCGCGCAGATTGTGCTGGTCAGGCTGCTGTGTCGCAAACCGCAACAGAGCTTCTGCCCGCATCATACGCTGTGCCGACGACGAAATGTTTGGATCGCTTACTGGAATGACATCGATGTTGTTCGAGAAGTCTTCCCGCATAATCGCCGACATCCCGCCGCGAACTGGGAATGGATACGGTTCGTCTGGCAGATACTTGCCAAACAAATTCGCAATCATCTTCAGCTCTCGATTGAATGCCTTGTGCGCCCTCTTGAGGGTCGCTGACTGGAGTCGGGTTGCCGCTTCCATAAGAGCCACAGTCGTTCCAACTGGGGCATCCTGTCTGCCTTCGCCCACGGCAATCTCCGCCGTGTTTGCAAGATTCCGCGCACTCTCATACGTTTCCTTCAGTAGCGCCAGAGAAACCTGCGAAGGTTCCTTATACGGCATTGTCATGATTGCGTTCTGAATCGGCATCCCGCCCGTGTCAATTTCACGGAACTCAGTCGGGCCAATTCCAATGTTGTTATCGTCCAGACGCATACCCTTAACGCGCAAGCCGCCGGGGAAGTTATTCAGCGTCGCAGCGTCAATCAGCTGGCGGCGGATCGATGTCGCCGTCTTAGCCGAGTTACCCAACAAGTGTGCATAGCCAAGCCCGTAGAAGCCAACACCGGGCATCAGCTTATAGTGAACAAACGAACTCTGACGCTGGAACGTGGGATCTTCTTCCTCATAGTTCCGATAGATCGACAGAACCTTACGGCTGCCCTCTTCAATCGTCACGATATACGGCAGAGGAATGCCATCCTCATTCTCATAGCCTTCGAGATTCAGGTCAGCATAAACCTCGTAGATCTTATATTCTTCTGTGCCTTCAGCGCCCGGCTCAACGCCCTGAACACCGTCAACCTGCGCCTGTATCGGCGTCTGATCCGTATCATCCGGCTGCGGATCACCAACCTTTATGTCGCGATATACACCAGCCAGCTGCGCCAAACGGAAATTCCGGCGCGTCATCGGCGTTATGTGGCAATAGCGCGGGCTTGTTTCTAAATCCGTCGTGCCATACGCAACAATAAAGTTATCCGGCAAAACAAAACGGCTTACCGGGCGTCCCAGCAGCCGATCCTGATATACTTTCTTAAACGTCGAGCCCACCAGCGCCAGCCAGAACAGCATCTGATCGAACTCTTCATAGAACTCAGGCGCCAATTCCGTAAGGTAAAGGTTCATGAAATCCTTAACCCGCGACGCCTGCGCCTCAAGCTGCTCGTTCGCAACGCCAATGACCTGCGTCTTCACAGGGCCAGCTGCCGGCAGCAACTCGCCACAGGCCACAGCCTGCCAACGCACAACAGCTTCTGCCAAGAGTGGATCGTAAACACCACACGCGCCCTTGAACGGCGTCTGACGGTCTTCGATCTTCAGGCCCATTAGCTTGATGCCCTCAGACATCGTGGTTTCCCACTCAGCGCGGCTCTGCTTATCTTCCTCAACACCACTGAGCAACATCTCGCCAACGCCGTTCAGAGCCATGTCGTCCATGTACAACGCTAGGTTCGAATCGTGCGTGCTTTCTTCTTCATCGTCTTCCGATGGTTCAAAATTAATATCAACGCCGCCATCATCCAATTCGGTGATCTCAGCGCCATCGACCATCTCAGGTCCACCCATTTCAATTTCGTATTCTGCATCGCCCTCAGGCATGTCAACGTCAACACCACCAATTCCCTCGAACTGGGGGCGAAGCGTGTCTGCGATAGTCATTGGTTTACGGGCCATTATGCCTCCTATCAATAAAACGATGCGCGTTCAAGCGGTACGTCGTATACCTCTTCATACGGATTATCCGTATTGTGAACCCAGCCAGACTGCTTAATCCGCAAGAACGCCATTGTCATCGTATCAACCCAGTCCCTCGAATCAGCAGCAGGAAACTGCACGCACTGTTCCATAAAGTCACGCGCCCACGGCCTCAACTCATCATATGACGGCTTCATTGCCGGTAGCCACACCCTACCATTTTCAATCAAGTCCGTCACCAATCGAACACGCGCTATCTTATCACCAAACTTATCAGGATTAAATGGCGTTGCAACAATTCCTGCACGACCCAAATCGTGTATCAGCATCTGGCCGTTCGCCTTCGCCTCAACCAGCACCGTATCCGGCTGTCTGTTCTTCGATACCTTAATCGGCACGCGATAGTTATCGTCACGGTAATCAATCGCCATCCGCTGCACCATGCGCCGCAATACCGGCCACTCCGCACGGTCGCGCCACACCGACAACAGGATCAGGTTCGGTATATCATTCTCATCGTCGAACACGCCCCATGTCGTGGACGCGCTAAACGCCGATGTCTTGTTCGCCGTCAGCGCCGTATCCCACGCCTGTATGACGTACTTCACCTCAGGCGGATCAGCGGACTTCCACCACTTAAACCACGTCTGATCGATGATACCACCAGCATCCACAACCGGATTCTGCTGATACAGCGACGACCAGATACGGCTCGTCGTGGAAGGCTGGCGGCGGATCTTCTCCAGTTCCTCTTTCGGAAACTGTTCCGGCCACAGTGCATCTCCGGGCTCTCGCCCCAAAATGTCGTTATCCACCGCCAGCGCGGGCAAAATCACCCGCTCCCACTTCTCGCCTTCACCATCCCGTTCGCCCTGATCCAAGCGACCCATGTGGTCCCCCAGATGCCAGCGCGTTCCTATCAGGATGATGGGCGTATCCTTGTTCTTACGGCGCGTGAAAAAATCCGCACCGTACCAAGCCCATAATTTATTCCGCTCACTGTCCGACTCAGCCGCCTGAATACCCGACAGCAAATCGTCCCCAATCAATATATCCCCACGCCGGCCCGTCACGTTCGCACCAACAGCCGTCGCGTGATAACCACCAGCCTGCGTCGTCATCCACTCGCCAGCCGCCGTCTTGTCCGCACTAATCCCCACCCCCGGAAATAGCCGCCTGTGTTCGTCGCCCTTGATGACGTTCCGAACCTTCAGACCAAACGAATCCGACAGCTCCTGCTTGTGCGTCGCAAAAATCACGTTCTTCGTTGGGTTCTTCGCCAGATAATATGCCGGGAAGTAATGCGACGCAGCAAACGACTTACCATGCCCCGGTGGCATCGAGATCATCAGCCGCATGATCTTACCCTCAGCAACCTCATCCAGCTTATCACAGATCAGCTTCAAATGCGGTGGCGGCTTCAACCCGCTCACATACTCAATATACGCAGCAAACGACGCCATCGCCTCTTCGCGTTCAACCAGCTCCGCCAGTAAGTCATCGGTCGTCAGGTTATCGTTCATCCCTCGAACTCTTCGCCATGCAGCCATTCCACCACAATGTTTTTCAGCATCTGCACGTTCATCCCGGCAAAGGTATTCATTCCCCCATGCGCCTCATCATCATGGACTGGCGTCATATCATGCAGCCACTCGTCAAAGCCCTCACCCTTAGTCAGCGTGATCGAGTTCTCATCCCCAACGATGGTCAGAGGCGCGGTGGCCCTATCCTGCGTCATAAACCCATGCAGAAACGCCTGATTAATCTTCATCACTCACCCCTTAAACTCCACGCCATCCAACCACGCATCCACCAAACGGTGCAACCCCTCGCGGTTCAGTCGTCCCTCCTGCGTGTCCGGGAATGGACACTTTTGCCGCAACAGTAAATCGTGACCCTCACGGCCATGATCCATCGTGTCCAGTAATTCCACAATCGCCTTCGCGTTTGGGTCCATAAACCCAGTCACAAATCGTGTGGCGTAACTATACGGTTTCGTCATCTATAACCCTGCCCTCAATAACCATCGCAGGCTTAGCCCGATCCGCAACCATCGCACGCAACGTCGCCAAATCTAAATCCTTCGCCGTCACCGTGTGATTGATATTCACCGTCTGATCCATAAACCCTAACAACTGAGCCTGCGTCTTCACCGCACTAATCGCACTCGTAAAGTTACGCGCATCCAAAGCCCGCTCATGAACCGCCTGTAACTCATCCAAAAACAAATCCCGCGTGTACTCCGT